TAATTGCGTTTCTTTCCACCGCATCAATATCACCTTCAATTTTTGAATGAACATATCTAGCATCAAATTTATTTAAATTAGTATTTCTGTATGAAAGAATAGCATTTCGTATAGCTGTTTTTAAAGCAGTCTCAGACAGTGTTGTTTTTTTATTATCATATTCTACATCAGCTTCAACAATAAGATATAGATATTCTGGATCCAATATTTCAGCAGAAACAGCTATAATGGCTTTTGGTTTTACAATCTCATCCACAATTCTTGCTTTTTCTGTTTCCGAAATATAATAATTATCTTTTGGTTTCATAGAGATGAATACTTTGCCATAAACTGGTGGGTCATTTTCTTCTCCACCCCAAACAGAAATTGATGAGATATTTGGATAGTTTGCTAAGATATATGATTCATAATCTTTGTATGAAACTAAACGATTTTGTGATGAGAACTGAGCAGCCGCTGAGAATTTAATATTATCAACCGTTTCTCTTTCTGCACCACCAGCAGCCGCACTGATTGGTGATACTGTAAATGTTGATAATGATTCTGATAATGAATCTGAAATTGATGATGTCGCTACGAAGTTATTAGCTTTGTTGGCAATTGAACCATTCGTAACAACATAATTTACATTAATAACTGCACCATCGGGTAATTTTTTACCAACAGCATCATTACCAAAATAAATTTGATATCGGCCATTTCTTTCTTCTTGTAAAAAGAATACTTCTGAGGTTGGTCCAACATCCAAAACCTCTGTTACTTTATTATAAGTTGTTGTGGAAGTATTACTTGATGATTGTTGAACAGTAACACTAATTGTTGTTGTGTCAATGCTACTATCAGGTATAGTAAATACCGCTTTTGGATTAGCTGATTCATTATAGTTAAAAATATAAGTTACATATTGGCCTTCATATAATGAAAGATTTTCAAATAGATATGTTGAATTAGCTTTTGTAACTGTTGTATCATCTAAAACAATAAAGTTATATGATTTATTATCAATTGATTCTGATAAGAATGAAAAACCAGCAGGTAATGTTAAAGTACCAGTATTACTTGATGATGATGTTGCTTCAAAATTAATAGTCGCAACAGATGAACGATTAGAATAAGGTGTATAACCTAAAGTCTTTGCATGAGAAACGGCAGAATCTCTCAACAAAGCGGTATCTAAAAATGCTTCATTAGCTACCATGTTTAGATAGTAAGCATTATAATGTGTATTATACGCTAAAATATCTAATAGTATTGAAAGACCTGAACCATCAAAGTCATAATCTGTAAATGTTGATTGTTGATTTAAAAAACCTTTTAAATTGGCTTTGATGGTATCAAAATCAAGTTCCGTTATTCTTAGTCTGTCTGCCATTTTTATCTAATTCTCTCTAAGAAAAAGTTAATTGTAACTGGTGAAGTATTGTTCAATACAAAAAACTCCAGTTCTACTTTATATCCATTTTCGTCAGGTGCAGATACTACATTCACATTTGATATGCCTGCACGAGGTTCAAAGTTATTAATTGTTTCTTCTATTTCTCTTTGAATACCAGCTGCTGTTATCGCATCTAAATTATCAAACAATAATTGTCTTATATTACTTCCAATGTTTGGTTGAAATGGTCTTTCATAATGGTTTGTCAATACAAGATTTTTAATAGAATTGACAATAGCATATTCATTGCTATGAGTGTTAATATCCTTCCTCACCGGATGAATATTGAAATTCAAATCCAAGTCTTTAAAGGTTCTATTTGTGTCTATATTTACGGTTGCCATGTTCTATTTATTCTACCTCGGTAGCGGATTCAACAGTATCACAAGAAATTGCTCCTGTTCTTACATCAGATGGACAACTGTGATCCACTTTACCCGATTGTCTTCTGTCATAAAAGTTTGAACCATACCAACGATAATGGTCTCCATTGTATCTTATGTTTGATACACCTTTAATTGTTTCTGTTTTAGAACCAGCACTTACATTCATTTTGCCACCAACAGTTAGATTGAAATCACCACCAACTTTCCAATTTACATTACCATCAACATAAATGTTTGCGGTTCCTTGAATATAAACATTATCATTTCTTACAGTAACACTAAATCTATCTCTCTGTATTCTTTCTGACCGGTCACCTAAAGGCCCAAACTCAACATAAGAACCAGAACGGTGATACATATGAATTCTTTCATTGTCTTTTGTATCATCAAATTCTAGTGCATGACCAGATTCAGATTCGTATACATTATTATATGGATATTGTGCATTATAATATGAATCAGGTTCAACTCTTGTTGCTTTGTTTGTTTGTTTTGTTGTAAGTATTGGACTTACAAAATCGGAATCATTTCTTGCCAAACGAGATGTTGTTGGTTCATCCAAATATCTTGGATAATTGTTAGCGGTTTCATTTGGTTTTAATGGAGCTAAATTTAGTTGTTCTTGTGTTCGTGGGTCATTGTAAGCTTTCTGTCTATCAGCTGCAAACAATGGAATATTAGGTAACACACCCAACATTACTGGCTCTTGTGCGTTTTCTCCATCAACAAAGAAACCAAAAACCATGTCTCCCTCTTTAGGTGCATATGTATTTGTATTGTTTAAAGGAAAAGAAGGAGTTGCCCACGGCAAATCTTTTGTCGGTAGTCGCATCTTGTCATCAGCGTGCCAACCAACACAACGAACACGACAACGGCCAAGTTTGATTGGGTCTTTTCTATCTTCTACAATACCAACCCACCAAGTGAATCCGTTTTTACCAGCAAAGTTCTTTTTATCTTGATTTTCCATATTAATATTCTTGTATTGCAGCTGTTTGATTTGGATTATCAGATGCAATAAATTCTTGATTTGTTGATGTTGATGCTACTTCTATAACTGTTTCGTGTTTATCAAATGTAATAATTTGTCTTGAATTAACAATCAAATGGCGACCACTTAATGTTTTATCTTCTTCTGATACATTTGATTCTTGCAGTCCTAGTTCTGGAATCATAACATTAACATTAAAACCAGATGATAATTGAAAATTACCTGGCATGACAAATTTTAATCGTTTAGACATTAAATGTTTTAGTATAGCTTTTCTTTGTAGTATTTGATTCTCATAATCTTCAACATAAGTCAATGATGTTGGGTCTTTTGCTTTAATATACTCACTATATTTTCTTGCTGTGCCAACAATATTGACAACCTTGTGTGAATCAAAAGCTTGGTATATACTTTCACCTGCTCTATTTTTTACATCTGAAGCATTAGGTTTATCATTTCCATGTTTCATTGAACTATAAACATCTAAAAAACTTATACCTCTCGAACTGACAGTTCTTGTTAATGGATCAAATCCTATAAATTTACCAGCATTAACACCACTTCTTATTTTCTCCATAGAATCATTTTGACTAACAACTTCAAAACTTCTAGCAGACGATATTTCAGATAAACTATTTTCGTTTGATGTGTTTTTTGGTTGAAACTTCACATCCAAGATTTCAGGTAAAGTAAGAAGTTTTGATAAAGAAACAAAATTATAACCAGAAATGTTTTGAAAGAAAACATAATTTGGTGAGCTTTCTAAATCAACAGCTCTTTTTGAACACCATTCAATCGCTTCTATTGGTCTGAGATTGGGTATAACAACTTTTCTAACGCCAGCTGTGTCTTGGTATAAACCCGTTAAGTTATTTTTTGGTATTTTTAAATAATCAAGCATAATTCGCTCAACTATTTCTGAATATTTTCCTGTATAGCTTTGATTAACTCTTTGTTGGTCTGAAAATAAAAGCTCATCTGATACAAAATGAAGAATGTAAGCTTCTGTTCCTTGGTTTAGATTTCTTCTATTAGTTTGTTTGTAAATACGAAAGGCTTTTCTAAATGAAGCTACATCGGAGTTTGCATCTTTTTTAATTGTAATTAAAAGGGTTTCTGAGCCATCAAAAAGAAGTTTATTTGATAAACCAAGAGAATCTGTAATCATAATTTGGCCATTGATTACAGGAAGAAATAAAGAATCAAACACACTTATTTCCTCAAAGATTTCTTTAATGTCAATTGTTCCCGATTTTGTAACTATTGCAACCTGCTCAAGATAAAAGTCGGTCGATTGACTAACAGACAATTCACTCATTATGTTTTCACAACTCTTTTAAATTCATCCTCAACAGCAGAAACAAAATCACTCTTTAATAAATTGATTTCTCGTTTTGCTTCGTTTTCTTCTTGTTCATATGTGTAATATGTTTTTGTTTCGGTTGAAATGGTTTCAGTAGATGTTGAACCATCAGATAATACATATGATGTTTCTGATGCACCCACATTAGCATATGTGTTAGCATCAACTTCAAGTTTTTCTGTTATTGTTGTTCCATCTGATGCTGTTCTTGTAACAATCTTATAATATGAATGGATATTATTTACATCTTGGCACCATTCCAATCCAGTTTGAACTGTTGTGTTAGCTGCACCGTTAGCTGAATACTTTTCACTCACATAATCTATGAACTCATCATACTTTAGTGGCCAGTCGTATTGTGGGTCTATAATGTCATTAAATAATAAAACTATCCAGTGTCTTTCTGCATGGCCATAATACTTGTGTGCAATAATTTCAGGAGTATCACTGTCTTTAATTGCATATTTGTAGAAAGCGTTTTGGTTTTCTTTGAGTTTTTTTTCAAATCCAAATCGTGTAATAACATTGGTTACAGTTTCAACACCACCGGTTTGTGTATTACTTGTGTATGGTGTTTTTGGAAAGTAATTAAAATATCTAGCCATTTTTTATCCTAAAGTCCTGGACCTATTGTGCCTGAAGGAGTAATTGCACTTTGACCAGGAACACTATTTCCGTTACTGGTTGATTTTTTCTTACCTCCAGGATTTCGTAAATCACTTTTTGTAAGAATCATTGTTTCTGTAAATTGTAATGTTAATTGAATAGCTGTTGGCATACCAGTTCTACCTAGAGAAGCAATATTTTCACCAGGAACTTCATATGCTGACCAACCATTAGGTGCATAATTGACATCAATTGTTGTTAATACTGAACCGGGTGCAATTCCAGGAATGTTTGGGTTTTCTCCTGCACCATAATAAAATTTAATATCAAATTCTGATGGCGGTCTTAGTGTTAAAGAACGACCCTCACCATCACCTCCATATTCTGGTGCTTGGTGATATTTAAATCTATCAATAATATTTTGAACTTGGATAGCTTCTTGTTCATCTCTTGGATAAAACATAAAATCAAATTGAAATGTTCTGAAATTTGGAGATTGATAAACCATTTCTAACATAGGATTAGCAATCATACCAACAGCTGCAATAGCAGCTGCACGACCTGTAGCTGCATCACCACCTAATAAACTAGCAGCCACTCCTGCACCTTTAACAGCTCCAGCGCCGGCAAGTTCTGATAAACCTTTCATAGCAGCTTTATTAGCTGCATTTTGTTTTGATTCAGCATTAGTTGGATTATTTTTTTGGTATTCATCAAGCATAGATTTAGCTGCTGTTGCAATTCCACCCGCTAAACCTAAAGACGCTTGGTCATAATTTTGTGTGTGATTATACATTAAAGTGTCTGGCATATACAATGCTACAGATTCTTTTGTTAATCTTGTTGTATTAATAAGTTTTGTGTTTGTTATTTGTTTGATATTGTCTTCAATTATTTTGTTGGTTGATTGTGCGCTACCTTTTAAAAGATTTTGAGATTGGCCAAATATATTTTGAAGGCCACTTTTCACACTTGCACCAGTTTTGTTTAATAGTGAATTTAAGTTACCTTGAATTCCACCACCAACACCAGAAGACATATTTGTTAATTTTGAACCAATATTATCTAATCCTAAATTACCAACAGAAGATTTAATTTGATTAACACCACTAACAAGTTTATTGGTTATTTCACTACCAGTTGATATATTTTGAAAACTTGCTAAACTACTTGGAATACCACCAGGTGTGTCTGTTGATTTTGCATTACCTGTACCTGGAGCAACAGCGCTTGATTTATCTTGCTCACGAATATAAAAGACCATGTAATGACCTTTATCAAATGCGCCAACATCAATAGGATATCTAAAACTTTCCCTTTTGTATTGATAATTTGGGCCATCCAAAGCAGATAAAGGACCAAAACCCGATTGTTCGCTACTGTTAAATTTGATATCGCCGAAGCCAAAAAGTGACATATTTTTATCCGTGAGTAATTAAATCTAGCATAAGTAGTATTTATGCCTTATTCTGGAAAATTTACTCCTAAAAATCCAAGTAAATATAAAGGTGACCCA